TTAAAAGAAATACCTTTACCTATTGGAAATGTAATATTATCACTATAATAACCAACACCGCTTGCACGTATTGTACCAGTACTAATATTTGTTGAAACTGCGTTTGGTACAGTATATGATGTTGCACTTAGGGTTCCAGTACTAATATTTGTTGAAACTGCGTTTGGAATAGTAGATGATGTTGCAGTTAGTGTACCTGTAGTTAATCCAGTTGAAAAACGAGCTGTTCCATTAACATCAAGTGTAAATTCAGGACTATCTGTATTAATACCAACTAGTCTATTATTTGTTAATACCATTGTTGCAGCAGTATTTCCTCCTCCATCTCTATGATTCCAAAAAAATATATTTTGACTATATGCAGAAGTAGCTACATTACCTCCTATTGTACTTGGAGTAGTTGTCATAATTGCAATTCCTGTAAATCCATTAACTCCAACACTTCCATTAACACTACTTACTCCTATGTATTTATTTGCAGATTCTCTAAATCCATCTTTATAGTTTTGTAATAATATATTACCATCAACTTGTAATCGTTGTAGTGGCTCAATAGTACCAATACCAACATTTCCACCAGATACAATTATACTACCAATTGTATGATTAGATCCTGTTGCAATAATATTTATAATTCTAGCTGTACCACTTGTAATCAAATTTGTAGAAACATTAGCTGAACTGACAAGAGTTGTTGCGCTTAGGGTACCAGCACTTATATTTAATCCAACTATTAAATTTTTAGCAATTGAAGTACCACCTAAAACAGTTAATGAACCACCTTCTGTTTTACTTGTAGAATCAATTGTACTTTTTACAACTAACCCCTTTTCTATAGATGCACCACCTAACGTAGTAAATCCACCACTGCTTAAGCCATTAATTGCATCCGTTGTATCAGTAATTTGAATGTTATTAAATAATAAATTTCCAGTTGTCAATGAACTTAACATGGTTTGGTACGAACCATTTGTAGAAATTTGAGTTACAAAGTACCTAAAAGTTGTGCTTACCCAATTTGACATGTTTGTTCCTGTATATTGAACTTGTCCAGATGATGTTATAGAAAATGTAATACCAGTAATATCTCCCTGACCTGTTGTTAATAATATCCATCCACTATCATTTTGAATTCCTTCTAAAATAAAAGTTTCAAATAAATTACCACCAGAACTTCTGTTCATATTTATAGTTATATTTGCTGTAAAACTTCTAATATTTGCATTTGTAAAAGCTAATCCAGATACGTTTGTTGGTGTTGATACATTATTTAATCCTGTAGCTGATCCTGAAAAAAAACTAGCTACTCCAAAATTGATATCGTTTGTAACCAAACTATTAATAGTACTATTAGTATAATATACATTATCTATACCCTGAGCTCCACTTACAAAAAAATTACCAGCTACTGCTAATCCACCTCTTATAGTTAATGCACCTCCAGATGTACTAGATGTAGCATTAGCAGTGCTCATAATACTTAAGCCCCCTCGTAAAACCATACTTCCAGTTGAAGAATTAGTAGATGGCCCTGTATGTGAATTTGATATTCCTGAAACAGAGTCTATAACAAAAAGTTCATCGTTATTATCTAAACATTGTAGTTTAATATTTTGATTAGACATTATTATTATTATTAAATAAAAAAGTAATAATAATTGTTATTTAATTGTTATTTAAAATTTTTAAAAAGTTAAATTTTTCCCAAATTTAATACTTTATCTAATTCAGATTCTATATTTAAATATTTGGCTTCAGCATTTTTATTTACAAAGTAATCTTTATTTTCAACTGGGTTTTCAGTTTTTATTGATATTTTTCTTCTTGGACTTAATATTTTTTTAGATGACATAAAGTTATATAAAATATTAATTGTTTTTAATTGTTTAATTAAAATTTTTAATTTGGGTTTTGGTTTCAAATCTAACATAGATTCAATTAATGTATTTAATTTTTGATCCAATTTAGTAGAATTATAATTATAAAACGAAATAATATTACTAGATCTATTAGTATAAAAATTAATTAAACCCAATAATGGTAAATTATTATCAATAAATATTCCAGGCTGTAATTCTTCAGCAATTTTTTCTTGTTCAGAAAAAATATCAGTGTCTCTCGTAGTTCTTAAAGGAACTGGCATTTGTAAATTAGCTAAAAGAAAAAATACAATACCTAAACTAAATATATCAGCTTCCATCATCATTTTTATAGGTACTGTTTTTGTACTCGTTCTAATATTAGCAGGTATCTGTTTTAATATTTCTGGCGATGCATATATTAATGTTCCAGTTGGTAAACAATTATCATAACATGATAATCCAAAATCTATATATTGTATATTTAAATACTTTTGTTCTATTAAAATATTCTCGGGTTTTACATCACCGTGTGCAATACCTATTTTATGAAGATGTTGTAATCCATTTAATAAATTAGAAAATATTTTAATAATATCTTCGTAAGGAAGAAAAACTTCATTTATTATAAGATTATCAATATATTCTCTTAATGTAATAGCATTTTTAAATGATTTTGTAACAATATTTAATGTACCTTTATCAACATTAATAAAACTATCATGATAACATAATAATTGCGATACACATTTATTTTTTTTTATTCTTTTTAATATTTCAACTTCATTTAATAAAGATTTTGTATTATCTTTTGTAATTTGAATCTGTTTTATAACATAATCTTTATCATTTTTTGTACCTAAATATGTAATACCAAAACCACCAGAACCCAATGTTTTTTTTAATTTATATTCAGAATCATCTTTTGAAATACGAAAATGTGAATATACAGATGTAGCCATTATAGTATTTAAAACTTAATATTAATAAAGAAAATAAATTATTCGATTATATCTGATGCCCTTTTTTCAATTAATAAATATTCTTCAGACAACATAAAACGATGCCAATTAAATTCAAACCATTTTTTAATATTATTTAACTCTTTTGTTGTATAATTTGTGTAATTAACAATTACATAGAAAACATAATTAAATAATTCATTCATTTTCATTTTTACAAAAGTTGAATCAATTAAATGTTGTCGCTCATGATATAAAAATAAAAACATCCTAAAAGAATCGTATAATTTTATTTTAGTTAATATTAAATTAGATAATAAATTATCTTCAATTTTAAAATCATCGTCTATATCTTTAGTATCAAAATTTGGGGAATTTACTAATTTGTTTGTAAAAGTCTTTGAAATAGATTTATTTAAATATTCTACTTTTACTGTTAAAATAGAATTAACATCAATAACAAATGTTATTTTTATTACACCTTCTCCACATTTTAATGAATCATCAAAATCAGTCAATTTTATTATATCAATCAATTTGTTATCCTTTACAAATCTTCTTTCACCTTGATAAATTTCAATATCAACATTTTTTTCAAAATCACTACTGTTATTAAATAATTGCGTTTTTGTTACTGGTATTTGTGTATTCTTAGAAATAATTGGCGTCATTAAACCTCCTATAGTTTTAACTCCTATACTTAATGGTAACACGTCAATTAATAAATTATCTATATCAGTATTGGTATTGTTTTCTGTATTTAAGTTACAAATTTGATATCCTCTAATACTTGCTCCAATACTAATAGCTTTTTCTTTGTCTAAACTCGTTACAATTTCAATTGATGGAAAAATATTTTGTATATAATCTATTATTACTTTTGCTTTTGTTGTCCCACCAACTAATATAATTTTTGTAATATCATAACCTAATGTAATTTCACAAATCATAGAATTGAGTTTTGATAAATAATCCGCACATATATCTTTTAATTCATTTTGATTTAGTGATAATATCAAATCAGAACCATCATCATAAAACGATTCTAAAAATTGTGTTGATCTATATTTATAACTTAATTCATGCTTTAATTCATTTGATAATTTATAAATTTTATTTAAATATTTTGTTTTAATATTGTGGTTACCTATTTTTTTTATTAATGACTCTGTAATAACATTTGTAATGTCTTGTCCACCTAAAAAATTATTACCTATATAATTTTTAACTTGATATACAGGCGTAGACATTCTATTATCTTCTTGTATTTCTATTGTCTGTAATTCCACAATTGTCTGTAATTCCACATCCAATTGAGTTTTCCCATTAGTACTACCAGAAATTAAACATAAATCAGTAGTGCCACCACCAGAATCTATGACTAATATTAAATCATCTTTGTCACAAAGTGTGTAAGATAAAACTGCAGCTACAGGTTCATTGACAATACGAATAACACAAAGTCCTAATTTTTCATATATATTTTTTAATTTTTGTCTTTGTATATCATTATAATAAACTGGAACAGTAATAACAACTTTTTCTATTTTATTATTAACACTATTAATAAGCGACCGAAGATATAATTCTACTAAATAATCAACGGAATAAACTCTGGTTTTATTTTGGGATGTTATTTCAATTCCACAATCAGAAGATTCAGTTTTTGTAATTTTTAGTTTATAATTATTAAAAAAATTTTGTAATTCTTGATTATTTAAATAATCTTCATAAGTTATTCCAAATAATCTTTTAAAATTATGAATTGTATTAGATAAATGTTTAGAATTATCTAACATTAATTTAGCATCACTACCATACAATATTTCATCTGAATCTTCACTAAAATATATAATAGTTGGAGTTATATAGTCGCCTTGTAAATTTTGCAAAACAATAGGTTTCCCATTATCTACAAATGATATACAACTGTTTGTTGTACCAAAATCTATTCCATAGATTTTACATTCTTCTGAAGACATAAAAAATTCAAATAAAATTTTACAATTAATTAATATAAATTGTAAATTAAAAAATGAAATATAAACTAAATATAAAAATATTAGTTTGCTTAATTTTGGCTAATGGTAGAAATGGTATTAAATTATGATTTATTTGATCAAGTAATAAAATACTTGGATTATAACTCTATAATAAATTTATTAAATTCATGTAAATTATACTATAATTATTACAATGATAATAAGACATACATTAGTAAAATATTAATAAACAAAATATTTGAATATTTTTATATTCCAGAAACAAAGTTATCACATTTGTCTCAAATAGAAAAATATGTATTATTAAAACAATTACAATATATATTTAAATATTTTTATATGCATAGAACTACAAAATATGTAAATATGTTACATTTCATGATTGAAAATAAAAACAAATTTGAAACAAATGACAAGGTAAGTTTTTTATATAAAGTACTACTTGATTTATGTGTTCAAAAAAGAACAAATTCCAATTCTGAAAGTGACAATAAATCTAATAAGATATTGGATTCATTTTCTTGTCAAAGTTATGTGTCACCATCTGATTTAAAATATTTATTAATACATACAAATAAATATCAATTACAATTATTGTTAGAGAAATTCCATGTTGATTCAAAAACTATTTTATTAGTTCTCAAAGAATTATTATCTAAAAGATTACATAGACATAACAATGACAAATTTGATAATAATATAGTAATTTTAATTAAATATTTTTTTTATAAATTTTCTTTTAATAAAACTGCATCAGGTATGACATTTAGTGTAATTGATACAAAATTTTTATATACAATAATAGAATTAATTATACAGTCAACAAGACATAAAAACTATATTTTTAAAGTAATAATAGATCTAATTAAAAAATACAATATTCAAATTAATCAATTTCATCTAATTGAATTTTGTATAATTTCTAATAACATAAATGCATTCAAATATTTAATTAAAACATTTGATACAAACAATTATTCAATTATGATTAGACCATATTACATTAAATCATTACTTAAAAATGGACATTTTGATTTTTTAGAATATATTATAGAAAAACTTTTAGGACAATTTATTAATTTAGATTTATATGTACAAAATTTAAATTCTGGAATTTTAAAATTCTATGAAAACAAAAATTTTATAAGAACAAAAACAATGCAAATGGAACAATTTTATCATAACATTTGTCATCTTTTGTCAGATTCAAATCAAAAATTAATTCAAAAATCAATATTATCAATCTTTGATTAACCAATCAAAATTTTATTTTATTGTTAATAATTAATATGATAAATAGTAATTTAAAAATTTTTTACGATTACATAGATGTATTAAATAAAGAATTAAAAGAATCACTGTTTTATTATACTACATACGAATATAAAAATTTGAATCAGAGTATAAGATCAAATTTGTTATTGTCTAATGAAAATAGAAAACATTATAACAATATATTATCAATTTTTGAATCTGGACCTATTATTAAAGATACAATAACAGTATTTAGAGGAATGACAAAAAAATATAGTATAATTGAAGGACAACATGGATTTATATCAACAACAACTGACATAAAAATAGCAAAGAGATTTTCTGGAGGGATTTGCTGTATATATGTTATTACATTAACTCCTGGTCAATATACTATTTTACCTTTAGAAACAATTTCAGATAGACCAGATGAAAAGGAAATATTATTACCTCCAGGAAAATTATCTATTCAATCAATTGTTCCATACAATGATCCAAACAATGATCAAAAAATAGATTTGATTTATTGTACTTACATTCCAAATAATGCTAATATTATAAATACACAAGAATTAATAGAATTAAATAAAGAAAAATTTGAATCAAATATAATAAAATTAAGTACTCAATCTTGGGTTGATAGAATATTAAATAGCAATATTATAGAAGAAATCACAGAATTATGCGAAAATGAAGACAACAAAGACATCACAAATGACATTACAGAAAATTATAAAAAATGTATAAGTGATAGTTTAAAAACATTAGATTTTTATGAAGATATTCCAAAAGAAGCTATTGAAAAAACTATTAAATTATTATTAAATGTTCATATTTTATCAAAATCCGAATAATAAACAAGTTCGATCAAAATTTTATATTAATTTCAAATTAAACTAATATAAAATAAATTATAATGCCAATAAATCTAATTTATTCTGTTATAAAACATAAAAATAAATTAGCTATTGGTTTTGATAATGAATTATTAGTATATTTAAAAAAAGATATGAATTATTTTAGAACTACAACAACTTGTTCATCAAATATACGCGAATGCAATGATACATCTGATACTAAATCTACTAAAAATATTGTATTAATGGGAAGACGAACATGGGATTCTATACCAGTTAATAGACGACCACTTAAAGATAGAATTAATATTATTCTTACAAATGATAAATCAAAACATAATTTAAATGAAAACAGTCAAAACAACAAAGAATACTATACAGACATGTCAGGATTTTTAAATTTTTATAAAATTACAAACCCAAATGTATTTGTAATCGGTGGAGGAAAAATTTATAATTATTTTATAAATAATATAGAGTTCCCACCAGATAAAGTATACATAACAGAAATAAATAACTATAAATTAAATATAGAGCCAAATGTTTTTGTAGATTGTTTAAATGAATCATATAAGTTAGTGTCAGTATCACAAAAATATTATGAATCTTTTAAAGATCAACAAGTTGATTTTAGATTTTTAGTTTACAAATATTATCCAAATTTTATAACAGAAGAACACAAATACCTAGATTTATGTAAAAACGTTATTGAAAATGGGATAGAAAGAGATGATAGAACAGGAGTTGGAACAATAAGTTCTTTTGGAAACCAATTACATTTTGATATTTCAGAATCTTTACCTGTATTAACTACAAAACGAGTAGCTTGGAAACATTGTATTGAAGAATTACTTTGGTTTATGCGTGGAGACACAGATGCTAGAATTTTACAAAAACGCGGAGTTAAAATCTGGGATGGTAATACGTCTAGACAATTTTTAGATTCACGTGGATTAAATAATTACGAACAGGGAATTCTTGGGGCAGGATATGGATGGCAATGGAGATTTTTTGGAGCAAAATATGATACAAATTTAGCAGATACATCTAAAATAGATACTTCTAAAATAGGAGGTTTTGATCAGTTACAATATATATTAGATGAGATTAAATATAATCCTAATAGTAGACGTATTATGATGTGTTATTGGAATCCTCCTGATTTTGAAAAAACAGCATTATTACCATGTCATTACTCAACACAATTTTACGTAAGAACAAATAAAAAGGAAAAATATTTAGATTGTCATTTTGTAATGAGATCTAATGATCTTGGTTGCGGAACAAGTTTTAATTTAATGTCATATGCTGTTCTTACATATATTATTGCATTAAAATCAGATATGAAACCAGGTAAATTAGTTTACACATGTTCAGATACACATATTTATAAAAATCATGTAGAACAAATAAAGGAGCAATTATCTAGAGAATGTAGGCCATTTCCACAACTTATTATTAATCCCGAGGTAAAAAACAAACCAATAGATAAAATTGTATTAGAAGATTTTGATTTGGTTGGATATTTTCCTCACCCAGGAATAAAAATGCCTATGGCAATTTAAAATTTTTAGTTTTTTAAATAAAAAATTGAAAAAAAATAAGAATTTATATTATAACTACCTAACCTAAAATGTTTATTCAATTTGAAGAAAAGTATCAACGTATGTTATTAAAATGTATTGAAACACTAAACAAATCATCAAATACTGAATTTGAAATTCGCTTTGGAAAATTTAATTATGATAAAAATACTCAAAAAAATAATTTTCAATCTTTGATTTCGGATATTGACTTTTTTTATAAACTTAAAAACATGTTTAAAAATCAAGGATTCGAAATCAAAGTAACTAACACTATTGAATATATATATAATACAATTAATATAAATGGTATAAAAGGAAATTTAAAAAGAATAATTGACACAGAATCAAATGAAGAAGTTATCATAGTAAAAAATACTTTTTCAAAATTTGATATTTATGATTTTGATATTCGTTTTTCATTAGCCAATGAAAATGTAATAAATCAAAATGCAGAAAACATTTTTAAAAATGTAAATATTAATAGTTACAATATAATTCGAGAAAAACAAAGATATTCATTTAAACTTCCTATTGGAAAACTTGATTTAACAATTGTGAGTGAAACCGAAATAAATACTGAAAATAATTCTAAAAAAAATCAAAAATATGAAATCGAATTGGAAATTAATAAAATTGCATCAAATACAAACAACATTGTAGATGAAATTATTAATTATATTACTGTTATTTTACAAACGCGTCAAAATAATTATTTTGTGATATCAAATACTGAAAAAAGATATGTAATGTCTCAGTATAAACAATTAGTTAATACTTATTATTTTATTGGAGCTCAACCAGAAACATTACAAAAAAATCATATATCAAAATTATATAACGAAGTATATTCTGTAACTGATAAAGCTGATGGAGATAGACATTTTATGTTAATTGATAACAAAAAAAATGTATATTTTATTGATAATAACATGGATAAAATTTATAAAACAAATGTAAAGTCACAATTATATTATTCGTGTATAATTGATGGAGAATTAATTAATATAAATAATAAAATTTCCTTTCTTTGTTTTGATGTATTAGTTTATAACAATGAAGATATTCGAGGAAACAAAAAATATTTATTAAAACAAAGATTAGATCAATTAAATGATATTATTACAACAATTGACTCTGGAGATCATGAAAATTATTATTTAATTGAAATGAAAAAATTTATTTATAAAAATGTATTTATAGGATCTGAAATAATTCTAAATGAAGTACAAAATAAACTTTATAAAAATGATGGATTGATATTTACCCCAATGAATGAACCATACCCTACTATTAAAAAATGGTCTAATTTATTCAAGTGGAAACCAGCTGAATTAAATACAATAGATTTTTATTCTATAAAGAATGGAGATGAATGGGAATTATATGTTCAACATCCTATTTCATCTAATAATAAAAATGGAACTAAACCAGTTTTATTTGACATTGAAGAAATTTGTGGCAAGAAAATTACAGAAACTGATAAATTTATTACATCAAAAACAAATTTCGATGAAGAATTAATTGACCCATCAACAGGAGAAACATTTAAATCAAATACTGTTATAGAATATAAATGGGACACTTCATTAGAACGATTTATTCCAATCAGAACTCGTTGGGACAAGACAACTAATCCAAATAAACATGGAAATTTTAGTGCAGTTGCATGTGACATTTGGAATAATATACATAATCCTGTTGAAGCTAATTTGTTATTTAAATTTACAGCATCTAATAATACCGATGTTTTTTTTGATAATATGAGAAAATATCATAATAAAATAAAAGAATATTTATATAACAAATATTGTAATAAATGTGAATATCTAATCGAATTATGTTCGGGAAAAGGAGGGGATTTACATAAATGGGTACATAACGATGTAAAAAAAGTTATTGGATATGATATTTCAGAAAAAAATATAAATGAATGTAATCGAAGAATAGAACAGATGATTCAAAATAAAAAATACCAATCACAAAACTTGACAAACTATGAATTTTATAAATTAGATTTAAACAATGAAAATTCAAGTAAAAATTTATTAAAAAATTCTAATCAACAACAAGCTGATGTTATCAATTGTCATTTTGGGATTCATTACTTTTTTAGTTCAGAAAACAGTGTAGAAAATATTATAGATGTTTTTAATAAAAATGTAAAGAAAAATGGTTACGTGATTCTTACATTTATGGATAATTCTGAAATTAATAATTTATTGTCAATAAATAACTTTGGTGATGAGGTGTCCGAAAACTTTTGCACAGTTGACAATAAAAATGAAATATTATGTTATTATAAAAACAATAATGAAATTTCTTATTTTATAAAAAAATCAAAATTAACTAAACAATATGGAGAACAATTAAGAATTATATTAAATGGGAATAATTATCTAGGAGAAGGTTCTGATGAATATATTATAAACTACAAAAATTTTTATGAAAAAATGGATAAGAATGGATTTGAGTTAATAGAAACACAATTGTTTAAAGAAATTTACCTAAATAAAGAAAATACATTAAATTTTGATCAAACATTATCACTACCAGAAAAAAACATTTCATTTCTTAATAGATTTTGTGTTTTTAGAAAAAAAGATTTAGAAGAAAACAATACAATATTACCAAAAATTGAAAAGACAAAAATATCAACAAAAAATAATATTTTTTCAAATTTTAATTTAATTGATTTGCAAAAACTAAATATGCAAGTATATAAAATAAATACAACTTATGATATTATCGATTTGATTAATTGTATAGAATATCAATATAATAAAATGTTATTTGATAATACTGAAATTAATAATTTTGATGATATCAAATCTCTATTTAATAATTTATCACAATCATGCAAATATTTGGGAAATTTAGACAATTTACTAGAAGAAAATACAACAGATATTTGTTATTTCACACATTATAAACATTCAGTAGAAAAGAAGAATTTACAAGGAGAATTAGAAAATATAGATTATAATAATTGGTATTTGTTAATGTATAATAATCAAATAATGTTTCAAAAAGACGCACATAAATTAACTGAACACGTGACACCAACTGAACACGTGACACCAACTGAACACGTGACACCAACTGAACACGTGACACCAACTGAACACGTTATAGAAACTGAACACATTACATCAAATAATATAATTTACAATGAATTTTTAGAGAGAATTAAAAATGAAAAGACAACTATAAAATTATTAAAAGAGTATTTAGAGAGAATTAATTTAAAAACTTCTGGTAAGAAAGAAGAATTATTGAATAGAATTCATGATTATTTTAAAAATTAATTGATTAAAAAAACTGAAAGTATATTTAAAAATAATAAAATTACATTTAATAACGCATAATGTTACTAAAATTCAATTTATCTACAGGAGATAATCCAAATAATATAAAATTTAAATTCAATGTAAATGCATCACAATCACCAGAAGATCCATTTGAATTAATAGATTTAAAACAAAAACTTAATACATATAGAAATAAAATTGATAATATCAAATCTGAAGATTGGAAAAAAGTTAGATGGTATATTAATGAATATGATTTTTTAGTTAAAGATCCTGTAATAAACAGAGCATTTTATAAGTATTGGGAAATAATTAACGAATTTCAACTATTTGAAAATTATCAAGAAAATGATACAATTTTACATTGTGCAGAAGCACCTGGAGGTTTTATTCAAGGGTCAAATATTTTTTTACAATTAGATAGAAATAATGAAAATAAACAAAATATAAAAAAACAAGAAGTAGATGAAGATGGATTTATAATGGTGACATCTAAAAAAAAACAAAAACAAGATTATAAGATTTATACAATATCTCTTAATAAAGATTTACCAAAATATAAATCATATAATTTACCAAGCTATAATAAAAACGTAATTAATAAACATGTTTGTATAACATATGGGAAAGATAAAACTGGAGATATTAATAACTGGGATAATATCAATTATATAAAAACACTATCAAAAAAGAATTTTTATTTAATAACAGCAGACGGAGGATTTGATGAAGGTACTGACTTTAATAATAAAGAACAATTACATTATTTATTAATTTTAAGTGAAATATATTCAGCAATTAGTTTACAGGATTTTTCAGGACATTTTATTTTAAAAGTATTTGATATTTTTACAAATACAAGCATTCAATTATTATATTTATTAAATTTATGTTATGATGAAGTTTATATTTATAAACCAAAAACTAGTAGACCAACAAATTCTGAAAAATATATTATATGTAAAAATTTTAAAATTGACGAAACAACACGTGAAAATATAATTTCACAACTTCATAATTTACTAAATAAAATTCAAAAAACATCATCTAAATACATTTCTTTTACATTATTTGATGACTTTAGTATTCCAAAAGAATTTTTAAATAAAATATCAAAAATCAATTCTAAAATATTAGAAACACAATGTATATATTTAGAAAAAGCTATAGAACTTTGTTCTGATAAAGTATTTTTAGAAAGTTATGAAGAAAATTTAGAAAAAAGTATTGAAAAAAGAAGAATAATATTTAAACAATGGGAAGAATTATATAATCTTAATGTTTATGTATAATTTATTACAAAGATATCTACATTTTGATAATTTTATATTTATTAAAAAATTTAAAATTATTTAGTGCTAATTAAATCATCTAATTTAATTAATGAAGATACATCTTTTTTTGTATAATTAATTACAAATTTTAGATAGTAATAAAATTGAAAACAATTAATTAAAAAAATAATAATAAGTATCATCATTATTGCATATAAATATGGTTGTATACGTTTTAGAGCCAAATTAGAAAGTGTATTTATAATATAAGATATCTTTGATGAATTTTTAGATTTTTTTAATTCTTTATACACTATATTTAATGTTTCATTTGTTATATCACCTAATATTGATACCATTATATAAAATTAATTAACAATTAAAATATAAATAATCAACTTATATAATAAAATAAAAATGAAATAATTTTTATAATGTGTTTAGTTATAAAATTAATTTTATAATCAAAATATAAAAATGGAAAATCAAAAGCAAGTAATTACACTCAATCACGAAAACTCAATTCAATTTCTTGTTCAATTTGTTGAAATGGCTCAACAAAAAGGTGCATATCTACTTCAAGAAGCAGAATTACTAAAACGTGCTGTTGATGTAACTATTAATAAAGTTGAAGATAAGGAATTAAATAATACTAATTCAGTTCAGCTTTTAATTCAAGGTGTTCATAAGGGTCAACGTGCTGGTGCATATTCTCTAAACGATGCTGCTATGTTAAACAAGATTGTCCAATTTATGATGTCAAATACAGAAAAGCTTCCACATGCAGAAGAAAATGTAGGTGAATCAACAGAAAACGTAAATTCATCTGATGATCTTGCAGATTTATCAGAACCAATTCCTCTAAAACCAAAGGAAGTTTAAACTAAAAACCAAATAAAAAAAAATCGAATTATTAATTTAATCTAAATAATTAAATGGATATTAATTATTTAAGTATATCAACTATTTTACTAGAATATTGTAATTCAGTCGCAACATCTTTTTATAATTTTTTTGGAATACAAGAGTCATTAAATCATGTAGAATTTGAACAGTATTTGGAATATCCAAACTGGGAGTATTTGGAATATCCAAACTGGAAATTTTTATATACATTTTTTCAAAACAATCACCTAAAATTGACAACAATTATTACTATCAGTTCTATTATATTTATATTTATTTATCTATATTTTATTTTATGCTGTATAAGTTTATATAATTCAATTGATTCATTCTTTTTGGAAGACGAAGACAGTGAATATTCTGAATTATGTAAATATTTAAATTCTGATACAGATACAGAATCGTCATCGACTTTATGTAATTCAGAAGTAACAAGTTTATGTGAATTGGACTGTGATTGTGACTCTATATATAATGTATCAAGTATTGACGAACCAAATCAAGAACAAATATATTTAACTCAAAACCAACAACACCACAATTTAGAAAAGTTAAAAAACGAATTTGAAAACAATAATTTTGAAAATTTAGAAAAAATCAAAAACGAATTAAATTATTTACATATTCAATTACAAAGAATTCAAGAAAATTTAAAAACAAAAATAGAGACAAACAATTTTGGATATTAAGTTTCTTATTACTCACTACTCACTAATTAAATTTATATAAACAAAAAAATTATTATTTAATTAACAAAATAATAATTTTTACATAATTTTTACTTTATATGTTCCATTAACTGTTATTTCATTTTTTGTTAAATTTAAATAAATACCACTATTAGAAGGCCAAGTAACATTTAAAAACACAGTTGATGTTCCAGGTGACGCAACTGTTCTAACTATATGCGCTGTTTTAGATGGATTATTTTTTGTAATATGAAATATAGCACTTGGGCCATTAGGAATTAAATTTTTGATAGTTATAACAAAACTTCCAAGATTAGGATCTGGTGTATGAACTAAAACAGGTGTTGTCCCTATAAGATTAACAGAATAGTAATAAATTTCTAAATCATCAACATATTTTTTTGTTGCAGCATCTTGTGGATTTATAGGATCCTTTACATTTGTAATATTTTTTAAATCCATATCTAATGAACTCGTTGTTATATTACAATTACCAATACTAGATAAAGTTACAGAAGCATTTTTTACTTGGCCTCCATCTATAAATGCATTACCTTCAAAATAAACAGACATAACTGTTTCACTTACTATTTATATTATAAAATTTTTATTTATTGGACGTCAATAAAAAAATGAAAAATAATTTACTATTTAAAGAATTAAATTAGGAATCAATAATTTATAATGTCGTCATTTATTAACAAAAATGCAAATGTTTCCCAAACAGTTTTGTTAACATCTATATTAAAACCGCTATTAGAAAATTACAATAAATTTTTACTGTCAAGAGACAATTTAAATTTGAATTGTGAATATCATTTAATACCAAATAATAATCAAAAATATTTTTTATATATTAGTCAAAAAAACAAATTAGAACGTATCGGTTCAAATCAAAAAAATTATAATATTTTATATTTTTTTCCTGATAAAATATCTAAAGAATATTATTCTAATAACAAATTGGAATATAATAAATTAAGTGATTTTTATATAGAAATCGACCTTGTATTTTCTTACGATATTTTATTAGAAGGTTACTTGTATAGATCTAAAGAAGGAAAACTTCACTATTTGTTAACGGATATACTGTATAAAAATACAGATTTAATTACATTTGATTATAAATTAAGATATAATTTGCTCAATGAAATTTTTATGCCATTAAAAAAAAATTTAATTAACTTGAATGATCATTTATATATTAATCTACATCCTATGTTTAATAACATAAATGAAAATATGATTACAATTTTTAAACATAATTTTATTTTTAAAGAACAATTGTGCTGTTTAGAAAAAATAGAATTGTTTTCAAAAGAAAGATCAATAATTGTTGATTACCCAAGTGAGGGGAATACACAAGAAAATACAAAAGATTATGTAATTAAATTAATAGAAAAAACAAAATATGCAGATGTGTATAATGTATTTGATAAAGTAACAAATAATAAACAAGGTATTTTATATATAAAAGGAGTAAAAGATTCCAAGTATATAAAAGAACTATTTAATAAAAATTCTAATTCTATAATTGAACATGAATGTATTTTTAATAAAAATTTTAATAAATGGCAGATAAATCCAAATTAAGTTATAATTAACTTTAATTTAATAAAATAATATTCTTATATTAAATTAAAATGAATGCAACAATACAAGAATCAGAAGATAGTAATTCATTTGATTTTAATACATTATCAGTAATAATAACATCATCTTTATTAGTTATAAGTGAAATATTACCATTTATCAATATAATCAAAGCAAATGGTATTCTTGATTTTTTAAAAATAACTATTGAAAAACTTAAAAAAAAGAAACAACCAGAATTACCAGAAAAAGAAAACAAAGAATCTACACAAGATACACAAAATAATTATTCTAAAATTATCAATAAATTAGATGAAATATCTTCTCGTTTAAACACACAAAATTGTAATATAGAAGTGATAAATGATTCACCAACAAAAATTTCAATAGAATTTCCATAATAATAATTTTATTATAATATTTATAGCATTATTTATATTTATTTTATTTATTTATTTATATATAACTATAACTATGAATTCAAAGGCAAGTAACAGAGAATTCAATAGAACAATAGATGATCCATGTGCTATTCAACAAAAAGTTGATGACAACGAAAAAAAATTAAAATTTGTAACAACTAATTTCAAGGATTTATTAGATGGCAAAAAAGAACTAAATTTTTTTGGAATGACTGTTAAAGATCAACTTTTTGTCCCATCTGATAAAGTAACTGTATACAATGACCTATTATCTGGGAAAACAGGAAGTATAATGACTAATTTTAAATTCAAGGAAAATATAGGTCAATTACCTTTTCCAACAATGCCAAGTCGTTATCAACTTTCACGTGGAGATGTTGTTATAGAAGATTCCATGAGAAATTTATATGAAGATAAAAAAAATAGTTGTAACCCAAGAGAAAATGAATATCATAATAGATCTTTTTATATTTTTAATGAAAAAGCAGGAATTGAAGTTCCAAATCCAGTTAAAAGCGTTGAACCTGATGAATTTGGTAAACGAGGAGGTATAGGGACTAGATTTCTTGCAAAGAAAAAAAGGATGTAAAATTTAAATTATCTTACGATATCTACACTAGCTGTATTCGATAAAAATAATAATTATATTTATATTTAATTATTATTCTTATTATTCTTAAAAAACATTACGTTGATTTAATACTGAATATCTTTTTTCTACAGTAACTATTTTAAATACAAAAGTATTTTGAAGACTTTTTTGAAAAGCAGGAGAATCATTTCCAAAATCAAACAATGTACCATCAGCATCTGTAATACTAACAGTCATTTTAGATAAACTTGCAATTGGATTTTTAAAATTTTTAACTGTGTTTTCATGAATACGTTTATCAATTTGAATAAATCCACCTGTAGTAATTGGGGGTGCCATTTGTAAAATAGCAAAAGCATCAGATATATGCCTATCATTTGACACCATGACATCTTCTAATTCATCTATTTTTAAAAGAAGATATGGTTCTTGTGATACATCATTCTTATCAGGAATAATAGCTTGAATTAATTCAATACTCTTAACATTTTTAAATTCTGGAAATTTTACAATATATCGATTTACATTTGGATATCCTGAAGTATCTCTATCTCTAGATGAAATAGATAAAAAATGTTCATACTCTTCGTATTCAATATTTGGTTCGTTATCTACACTTAATTGTGAAGATTTAAATGCATCTACATAATTATTATTACGATAATTATTCTCATTAAATTCAGATACTGATGGATTATAATTATATCTATCATATTGTGATTGTAAATTTGATCGAAAATTTAAATTATTCTTTGACATTTACTTATTATTATTAATAAATAAAATAAAAAATTGAAAAATAAAACGTATTATCAACAAAAGAATATCAGGCTCTATTAATTAATAAATGCAAGTTCAATACGAAGAATCGCAATTAGATAATACTAATATTGAAAATAATAATATTGTAATTAATATTAATAATTTAAGCAATGAAACCGATGAACAATTAATTAATCAAAAAGAATATAAAAAAATAAATTTGGATATTGAAAGCCACACTCGCATTGTTGAACAAGACAAAACTGAAGTCGTTGATGAATGTTGTATTTGTCTTGATAATTTACATGAAAATTTATTTACCTTAAAATGCTGTAACAATACCATACATAATTATTGTATGATAAATTGGTTATTACCAAGTAAGTCTGATATTTGTTTTTTATGCAAGCAAAAAATTCCTAATCTTAATTCATTACTTGATAAAGAGTATAAATTAAATCCATTCGAAATAATTATAATAAACCATATTGTAAATCCACATATAGCAATAAATATTCCTAATAGTACTAATAGAACTAATAATAGTAATATCACTAATAGTAATGAGAGTGAAGTTATTGAAAAACAATTAAAAATATTTAGCCAAACTTTAATTGTATTACTTGTAATTGCAATATTGATAACTTTTATATTCAAAGTTAGTTAATAAATTAAAAAAGTAAAAAAAAGTAAATATAACTAACTTGAATAGCAGTCAAGTAATGTAATTTAAAATTGAAATTTAATTTTGTTAATAAAAAATAATTAAATGATTTGTTCTATATGTTTAGATGAATTTTTTGATTCATCAAATAACAAAAAAAATAATATAAAAATGAAATGTTGCAAAAATTATTTACATGCAGAATGTTTAGCTAGATTAATTTATTGTGATCATATAACATGTCCATATTGTAGAGATGAAATAATTTTAAAAAATTATTTTACAGATGATTCATTTGATTTAGTTACTAATAATTTATATGAATATAACTATAATATTAATAATTTAAATGATACAAATAGTGTTTCTTTTTTTGCACATAGGCATATATATTTGCTAACTATATTTAACTTAATGTGCGAATATTTATTATTTTTAAGAACTAAAAATAAGATATTATATAATTTATCATATACAGAATATAAATTTTGTGGAATAAAAAAAAATATCCCATCGTTAAAAAGATTTTTAAAATTAATATCAGTAAGTATTATAATTAAAATTCACTATATTTTATTATTTATTTTTATTATTTTATTATGCAATTCTGCTATAACATATAGTATTAATAACCCAAGAAGAAATTATAATACTAATTATCCTAATAATTATATGTATTATCAGACAAGGAATTAACAATTAAAATTAAAATAAAAAATAATTTTAATTACTTCCAATACGCTGTTCCCGAAAATTGGTGCCTTACAAAACAGTTTTTAATTACAATGTAATTACTTTTATTTTAAACGTAGAACTTCCTGGAGAAAGAGGTGCAGGTCTATAAAATAACATAGGTTTAGAATTTATTCCACTATGCCATATCATATCTAAATGTTCATCTTCCATTCCTTTAACTGACATTAATCTTATTACTGTTCCAGGAACCTCTCCACCAGGACCACTTATATTACCCCTTCTACCTACTATGAATATAGCATGTGCATTTTCTTGTGTAGGATTATCTATTGTATCGGGTTGAACAAATAATAAATACACACCTGATTTAAATTTAGTTAAATCTGCAGTTATAGCAACAGGATTAGTATTATGATTAAGAGTTACAGATAAAATACTATCAGCAGTAGAACCATTAATACTATTAATATTCAAATTATTAGCATCTAAATCATTTATATGCAAATCAGAATAATGAGAAATATTTCCAGTTGTATTATTACTGCAGATAAAAGCAAATTCATCTTGAGATTCATCCCAAATTGTCATGACAAAATGACATGGATACAATTGATAAATATCATTAAATACAGGAGGAGAAGTAAAATTTAATCCTTCTGGTGGTGTGGAAGGATTATTAATTTCATCTACTGTATCATATATTGTTGCTGTTTTAGTAGATTCATCATATGATTTAATACGTCTTACCTGAGCTATACTTGGAGAAGCCTCATTATATGTTTTAACCCACCATCCAGCATAATAATTTGAACTATTACTTGCAGAATTTTCAAATTGAATTGTTGTTGATGTTCCAAATTGCACTCTTCCAGTTTCTTCTGGAGAATCACTTACAACATCACCATTACCCAAATCATTTACCGTTTGATAACGTTTAATTGCTACTCCACCATTTGAACCTTGAATAGGACTATTATTAACTGTAATTATATTGTCTTTTATCGTAACTATCTCTGAATCTACTGTTGTTGTTGTTCCTTTTACAAGTAAATCTCCATGAACTGTAGTGATACTACTTGGTGTTCCAATATGAACTGGAATTCCAGGATAAGAATTTGTATTTGCAATTTGAATTCCTAAACTTGAACTTGAACTCTTGAGTTCAATAGCTCCTACTGACATTAATGAAATACCACCAGTTCCATTATTTGTTGCTAACTTAATTGCTTCAGAACTAGTTCCAGATGACTCAATCACAACTCGTGAATTTGTATTTCCAGTTACACTCACTGTTAAATCTTGACCATCTGTTGTAGTTTGATTTGTATACAAACTAGATGCTCCATAAGTTGTCATAGTTATTGAACCACTACTAGCATCTGTAATAAATCCGCCAGATCCAGTTTTGATCTTGATATTACCTAATGATCCATCTCCTTGAGTCAATAATATATTACCATTTGTATGTAAAGTTTCTAACTTAATAGCTGGTTTAGTCAAATTTGTTCCAGAACTTTTTATAATTACAGAAGAATTTGTTTCATTTGCTAAATTAATCGTTAAATCATCTGCTGAATTATAATTTCTAACAATAAATGATGAAGGTGCTCCTTGAGAAGTCAATGTTAATGGTCCTCCAGTATTTGTTGTTACAAAATACCCACCAGAACCAGAAAAATTTTCTATTTTACCATTTCCTAGTCCGTTGAAATTAGATATTTGTATATTTCCGTTACTACTACTTGTATTTAAAACTAGAGCTGTATGACTATCATTATTACCAGAACTATCAATTTTTAATTGTGAATCTGTTCCTCCATTTAATAAAATATTATAATGTTGATTATTAGAAAAACTATTAACTTGATATGTTGAATATCCATTACTAGATGTTATTACCACATTTCCATTGCTAGCAGTAGATATCATATTACCATTTGATGCTAAAATTGTTAATCCATTTGCTCCTGCACCTAAATTAATTCCTCCATTAACCCCAGAAGTCAATAACACACCTCCATCTGTATGCGTTGCTTGAATATCAACTCCATTATAACTATTTAATCCTCCGTATAATTGTAATGATTTAGTATTAGATGAAAGTAATAAATTTCCATCTGTAGATACCATTTTCGAACTTGCACCTACTTCAATTTCAACAGCATTTCCTCCACTTACTGATGTTTTTCCTAATGTTGTATCTATTCTTGTAATTGTTAAATGAGATGGACCATTGGGAACTGTTAATGCAGGAATAGTACTTCCTGGTCTATAAAAATTTCCAGTTAGTGCAACTGCCATCCCACCATCAACTGATAACGCACCAAAAGATCCAGAAACAACATCTTGTGTGCTTTTAATATAACAATTTCTTTTTACTGTTAAATCACCATAACCAAATTGTGTCTCGTCACTACCTGTTTCTAAAGTTACATCACCATAAAATATGGTAGCTAATGGTGTTGACATTATACTATACAAATTAGTTCTATTAATTAATTTATATATATTTTAAATATTTTTTAGACGCTCTTAATTAATTAACTGCTTAGAACTTATTCAGAACATTTTTTATTAATTCGTTTAAGTGTATGTCCTGGAACAATGATTTCGCATAACCCAGGACATCTATCAGAAGGACAAAAATAATTAGGAAAATAATTTCCATAACTCAAAATAAAATGATTCGGTAAATAATTATTAAGAGATATATATCTTGTATATTGTAACTTTATATTACTAGATGATTTCTTTAATTTAGTTTGTAAAACAAAACCAGTATTATTATAAAAATCTTCCCTAGCATAATCTTTTAAAACACCAGCATGAGTTACTATAAATATATTAGATTGTTTTCCTAATTTCTGTTTTGTAAAATGTTCTGCAAACCAATTTATAAATTTAATTATATCACCAGGTTCTTGTCTTCCTTTACTCACATCCATAGTTTCTACAAATGAAAAATCAAAAAATTCTAATAAGCCTTTTGATTTAAGATATGCTTTTTGTTCTTTAATATTTTTCATTGCATA